CTGTGCTGTTCGTGTCGCGATCTTGTAGGATGTTCCTGATCTAATATCGCCCGGCAGCACGCTCATTTCAGGCGCGCTCGTTGTTACGTCCTCGATGATCCCAACGAGATCATCACTCGCCTCTCTGCGGGCGATCTCCAGCATTGTCAACATACTCATTATTCAATCCCTTTCATCTGGCGAGCCACTTTTGCAAAGTGCGCCTCGGTTCGTTCGGATGCGGTCATCACTTTTCCTGCGTCTCCTGGAATCGGTCCAGGTTGACCGGTGGAAGCGATCATTTTGCTCGCGATCATCCCTGCGAGCTTGTCCATATCAACAGGCTCAGGCTTCGTGTTCGCAATCAAAGTTTGCACGTGCTCGACGGTCAAAGGCTCCTGCGCTTTTGGCTCAGGCTGCTTTGTAGCCGCTTCGGTGACAAGGTCGCTTAATGCAGCGATCTCCGTTTCAAGGCTTTTGATCCTAGCTTCTTGAAGCTGGATTTTAGCGTCCTGCTGATCAACCTTTTGGACCAGCAACGCGTTATCGTTTTCTTGTTTTGTCATGGTGGAAATTACTTCCTCGACGTTTCGCGCCAGTCCGTCAATCAGCCCTAGTTCCATAGCTTCCTCGGCTTGGAATGTCCGGCCATCGAACGCGCTTTCATTAACCCCCGCTCGCACCCGTTTTATTTGCGAGTAAAATTCATTTCCCATTTTCATCGCCCGGCTTTGCATGTAGCTGTCTTGATCATCGGTTAAGCTCACCTCTGGAGTCATGCCTTTATATGCGCCAGACGTGTAAACCTTCACGCCAACCCCTTGCGCTTCCATCGCTTTGGACGTGTCGTACCAGATCGAGTATGCGCCTATGGATCCAGTTTCAGCGCTGGATTTTGAAATGATGCTCAACCCAGAACACAACCAATAAGCCCCCGAAGCCATCACCCCGGAATTAAATGCGTATGAAGGTTTTACACCTGCGTATTTCTCAATCAAAACCGCAACGTCTGGCGTTCCTCGATACATTCCGCCGGGAGAGTTGACATCGTAAACAATGCGCCTCACCTCAGTGTTGTTGATTGCGCTAAGGATGTCTGACTCCAAATCCTCGAGCTGGCAAAATCCTGGCTGTCTTTCCGAAAATCCTACCCCGCTTACGATCATTCCCTTGATTGGAATAATTGCGACATCACCATTGATTGCCATTTCCGGGATAACAAACATCGGATCATCATCCATTGACGCTTGTTCAATGGTTTTAATCATCAGAGCGCGATCTTTTGGAGCAATGAGCCAGTCTTCGTTACTGGTTATTTTGTGCGTTTGCTTGAGCATTTTCTTGAGCAAAAAATTGCGATAAAATGTTTGTGTTGAACGCCCTTGAAATGACTAGGTTTTTGTCAATTCCCATCTCTTCAGCCTTGTCAATTAGCCTCTGGACCTCTCTAAGCCATTGGTCTTGATCGTCCTCCCAATTACTGGACCTGTTCGCTGCTATTCGCTCATGTGTTGTAAATCCTGCGACAAGCTCCGCTATGTCCACCTGGCTTTGATATTTCGCATCAGCCGTTAATTTCGCCGGGACTTGATACCGGTACTTTGACCACTCCTCATTATATTCCAGATCCCCACGCGCCATGAAAACATTCAGCCGCCAGTTGTCCAAATCCCGTCGGCATGGCTCGATTAGAGTCCGCTGGATGTGAAGGATTGTTCGATTGATCTTTTCGATCACGACCCGCATCTGCGCGCCACCAGCTTTTGTCGGGTCAATGGCGTAGTCGTAGCTCCATCCAATTCCAGCCAGCGCGTCACGGGTAACAGTTCGATCAAACTCCATCCCGTTCGTGCTCGGTCTGTCGTCTTTGACTGATTCAAGCCGCACGTTCGCGCTACTCTTGTAGTACTCAATCGTCCCGCCCTCAATTGTCTCGCGGGTAACTGCTGTTAGTTCGCTGTCTGTAAAAGTCCGATCATCCGTGGACAACATGCGCTGCGTCTCATCAGCCTCGCCGCTCTCGTTGTGGACGATGATTGCCTTTGATGCCCTAGCCTTGCGCCCAATGAGATCGAAACGCCTTGTATCCTGGATGTCTTGCCAGTCAAAAATGGACGCCCCAAGCTGGCTGTAACCCCGGACCTGATCCGTATACTCAGGGACATAACTCAAAAGCATGTCCTGTGCAGGGACAGACATAACGTCGGCGCTGGTTTTCTGATCGGATCCAACCGCCACCAGATAAGCCAGCGGCCTCAAAAATTCGTTTACGATAACGCCGTCAATGTATCTGCGCCCGTCGTATTTGCCGCCACTGATAATCCCGCTGCCAAGACTCAAAGGCGAGGTTATGCGGTGAGCTGGAACCATTTGGAACATTGGGTAACCGCTTGGAGTGAAATACTTCATTACCCCAACGTCGCCATCAACCACCGGCCCTTTAACCAGGAACTCAGTGATCGTCCGCATGTTGTAGCCTTGACCCCGGCTATCACAGATCAAGTCATGCTGCCTTAAAAGGCTCTCAGCTTTATTGTTCCACTCATTGTCTGAGGTGTGGAAGTGCATTTGGTAGTTAGACGCTGAGAGTCTAACCATGTCATTAACTGACCCACGGACAACGGAATTTGAAGCCATCAATCGACGGCCCGCAGTCATCAGGTTTCGCCGCCCTTGTGGAGTTACAAGATTATAGCCGTCATAATCCAGGCTGGGGACGCTGCGCCTGTCGCTGTTTGGAGTCGCCGCCGGATAGAGGTTATTTGTCTGCGTGAGATACCCTCTAACAGGCTGATTTGTTGACCCTCTGCGGTCTATAACTCTGTATGCTCCAGCCATATTAAAAACTCGCCCGCGTAACTCTGACAGGGATCACATCATCCGCCGGGTAGGTAACTGGATCCAAAAGATAGAGAGCCTTCAAAATCTGCTGGATCCGCCTTTCCAAGCTCATGGACACTTGCTTGGAAGCCGACGCATCGCCGCCGCTCGCCTGGACAAGCGTTTTACCTTCGGCGTACTCGGCTTGCGCTTTTGCAAGCTCTGCTTCCAACCATGGCTGAGATTTTCCGATGAAGTAATTCAATACGCATCCACCGTAAAGACGCTTGACAGAAAAGGCAAATGTCTTTTTTATTATACACTGTGAGCATATTAACACCGCCCCAATTCAAAATCCTGGCTTATGCCTGGAACAACCCATCTTTCACGGTCTCGGAAATATACGAGGCCGGAGTCTGTGGCGAAGTGTCACAAGACACGATCAGAACCACGGTCAAGCGAGTTACCGACAAAGGGTTTCTGGAAGAGTCAAAAGAAAAAGGATCTCCGGTCATGTATCGGGCAAAGATCAGTAAACAGGATTATTACATCCAGCTCGCGAAGGCGCTTTTCGGGACATCACCAGAGGAAGACAGGACGTTTTTCAAGTGGGCGATGGATCAGGTTTGAAAGAAAAAGGCCATCCAAGGCGGCAACCAAGGATGACCAAACTAAACCCAACAAAATTGGATTCGGAATTTTTATTACTTCTTCAGAATCCTTTAAAAGCACCTCAGTTTCAAGGCTAAAATCAAAATAAAATAAACCGCCCGCCACAAGAGAAAATACCAGAAAAACTTGTGACGGACGGATCAGACCAGAGAACCGCACTATGAATACAACCAATCTACGCTTCAAATAAACCCCAGCTCGCCGGGTTTGTCAACTCAGATTTCAATCCCTTTGATCGTCGCCAGGATCAGGATCATCTTTTCAACGTCTCGCAAGTGATCGTTCTGATTCTTCGTAAAGCCCCATTTCACCGCTCCGCTTGTGGAAATATCCTTTTTCCGTTTAGTTCCGTTCAGTTGCTTCTCCCACATCAGTTCTTTTTCGCGGTCATCGCATTCAACCCGCTGCCATTTGACCTTTGCTTTACCGTCAAGACACCTTTGGACCATGTCCTGTGCGTCGTAGTCGGAGAACTGGATCATCCTCGCATTCACGCGCCCGCCTAAGTCGGTCCCCATGTGTGGGTCAATCCTGGCTGGCTCGCTGTAAATGCGCTTGAGTTTGAACTTCTTTTTACCTTTCCCGGCCATGTGAATAAACTCGCGCTGATCGGATCCTTTCATCAGGATCCATCCGTAATGACACGCCCATTTTGCAACCTCGCGCTGGTTGAAACCCGCATCAATGCCGACGTGAATACTTGGGATTTTCCACTTTTCCTGGATGTCTTTAATCGTCTCGTGGCCGATGACTTTTCCAAAGTCCAACCGTCTGGAGTTGCCTTCACCATCAAACGCCCGGACGCCAAAATAAAGCTCGGTCTCTTGGACATCCACGCAGAGCAGTCGGAATTTCTCCTCCGGCCAGTCTTTAGAGTCAGACAGGTGTATCGTTTCCACCGGAGCTGCGTCGATCATCTTCGATTCGTCCCACGGTTCGGCTAGTTCCTTTTGAACGAAAGCGCGCAAGTGGCTTAGATCACCGGACGCCGCCAACCTCGAAGCCTTGCACCACTTCTCAGCCAATGTTTCAAACTGGCGAACAATGAGAGATGACCAATGGAAGCCCGCTACCGTTTGACTGTCTGACTGCCTGGAATATCGCCCGGTCCTGTTCCAGTTGGCTTTCAGTTTATGGCTCCACTTGTGGCCTTCATTGCATTCACTACACACCCACCGCACGGACTCGCACACCCGAGCCTCTTCGCTCACCGCGTCGCCATCATATACTATGCCGTATCTGCTTCGATCATCCCGAATCCCACGCCATACAGGTTTTTGATAGTGACCGCAAGACGGGCATTGGATATGCCACTCGTTTTGATCCGATGTCGTAAACCAGTCATCGAGCGCGTCGCCTTTCCATCCGCCCTGGGATACAAAAAGACATTTGGAGTTTTGAATCAGATCGTAGTCACCAAGCCGCGCCAGAGCTTCGTCGAGCCTCCCATCCTTCCAGGCGGTTCGGTCCCAGATTTCATCGCATACCATGTACCGGACGCCACGCGCCTGGAGGTTTCCAATGGACGGCCCTTGGATCCAGATTGGAAATCCATTGTTGAATAAGATACTTGTCTTACGTTTAGCGTGCCTGTCTTCCCGGTTTATGAGCGATTGGATAGGCCCGCACCGGTCCAGCATTGGCATGATGCGTGTTTCTGCGTGCGCCTTGGCGACGTTGTCAGTGTGCAAGTTGAACATGAATGGGCCAGGATCCACGGCCATCACCCAATTGCACCAGACGTCGGCAAGCAGTGTTCCGCCTCCGCGTGTTGGCTTAAGGATCACCACGCGCCGGACCTTGTCATTTTGGAGAGCGCGAAACGGATCCAGCAAATGCCGGGAAATGTCGGGATTGAATTTGCCTTGGACGGTCAGGACCGCTGGCATCTCGACGTGCTGCGCTGCCCATTCGTATATTGGGCGTCTGTCTATCGGGCGGACTGCTGCTTGCGCTGATAGGAGGAAGTTCATTCTTTGATCACTGCTTGTTCATCCAAATACTTTTTCCACTTTTCCAGCTCAGAGTGAAATCGCGCCCGGATTTCGTCATTTGTTTTTTTATTGATCTGGCGTATCTCCGCTGGCTCGAGTCCGGCTGTCTGGACTGGGTTTTCGATTTCGAGTTTTTGAGTCAGCAACCCGGCTGCGAATGTACAAAGCCCTCCCAGGATCTCAGCAAAGACGCGGTTAGGCGTGGATTCATCCCGGAGCTTGCGGTTTTTTAACCTGAGCTGCTCGATTTCCTCTTTTAGTTTCTGGTCTTTAAGATCCAGTTCTTGCTGCGATTCACTAGCTCCACGCGCCGCCCCTTTGCTAAACCTTTTCAGCTCCGCCTTCTGCGCCTTGCTCATGCGGTAGAGGTCCGCGTTGTGCGCGTTCTTCCCGGTCGGCTGGATGCCTAGGGATTTAACCGCCTTGCGGAGCCGTGCGCTATCCTCGCCTAGCTCGGTGGCTATGTTGGAAATGGTTTGAGGTTTAGGTGCTGGCATGGGTTACTTACAGTATTCTTTTCTCACTGCGTCCGCTAAAGCCTCCAAAGCTTTGAGGATCGCGTCTTTGGTTTTCTCTGTCTGAGTTATCTGACCGTCGCATTCTGGAGGATCGAAGCTATTTTCAACTTCGCGCAGAGCCGCGTTAAGCGCGTTGATTAGGTCGGCGGTTGAGCTGTTTGGGGCAGGTTCTTTTGATGGAGTGATTCTTTCAGCCCATTCGCTTATTGGCTCAGTCTTCATTTTCGGATTAACTACACCCCATCCCGTAAGCCTTGACGCTTCTAAATACTTCTTCAACACTGCGTCAAAATTTTCAAGAGACTTGTTGACTGCGTCTTTTTCGATCCTGGCAGACGCTAACTCAAGCATGACTATGGATTCCATTTCGGGAACACTTCCTATCCTGGACGTCCAAATTCTTTTTGCGATCTTGGAAGCCAATTCTTGATCTGAAAAACTCGCATGGCGATTTTGACTTTCTGGTGTTTGTTTGGTTTCACTCATAAATTTTGTTGGCGCGATTGGTTACTTATTGGCTGAAAACTGCGTGTTTTTGGCGGTTTTTGCGCTCAACTCTCTTTAAGTGGTAAAAAGTTAGCACATAGACACTGAGGTGGATGACTTTGGAAACC